AAAACAATGGCGAAGCACAGATCATTGATCTGTTGGAAGGTAAAATCTTCCAAACACAGGAAACAATTATCGAGAACTTGAACACCATGCTTTTCGGTAATGGTACAGGTAACGGTAGCAAGGACATGCTTGGACTTGCAGCTTGCATCGGTTTAGGCAATGATGACGGCACAGCCGCTTTTGCTGGTATTGATGCAACTGATGGTGACAACTCGTGGTGGAGATCACAAGTTGCTAACCAAGCTGGTGCAATAGATGTTGCTTCCATGGCTACCATGTACAACAACTGTTCCGTTGGTAACGATCAACCAACAATCATCGTAACTGGTCAAAGCCAGTACGAGGCTTACGAAGCTCTCCTTGATGGACAGATTCGTTACACAGATACCGATATGGCAGACGGAGGGTTCCAGAATCTTCTGTTCAAGGGATGCCCAATCACTTTTGATGGCACTCTTGCTGGTGAAGGAAAAATGTATTTCCTTAACACCAAGTATCTCCAGTTGGTAGCCCACAGCGACGTATGGTTCAAACCTACCCCGTTTGTGCGCCCAACCAACCAGGATGCTGTGTTCTCACAGATTCTCTGCTACGGAAACTTGACAGTGAGCAACCGTTCCCGTCAAGGATACATCTACGGTATAACACCTGCTTAATCATGGGTAGGGAATTTGCTTACGCATATAAGTCAGGGGCACGTCCAGCAGGTCAACCTAGATCTGATACTAATTTCCGTGACGCTTCCCCCCGCCCTGCGGCGGTGGGACCGAATAACAGAAATGTAACTCGTGTTAATGACACTGCGGTAACGCAAAAACCTATTCCTGAGAAGGTGACCAAGTGTAGTGCGCTGACTCGTAGCGGTGACCCCTGCAAAGGGCGACCCGTTACGGGCAGTGACCTATGCGTCTTCCACAAGGAATAAAATGCAAATTTCAGAAATGAGAACTTATATCCGTTCTGTGGTGGATATAGATTCGACAGACATTTCAGATGATACGTTGAATCGTTTTTTAGGTGAGGGTTATGACCGTATTGTTTACAGTCAGAAACGTTGGCCTTTTCTGGAAGTTTCAACAACTTTCACAACGGTAGCCGATCAGAAAGATTACACGCTGGCTGCTGTGGGTGCGTCAGTTACTAACGGTTTACGTGAAGTAGCTGCGTTACGCACCGATGATCATGTCATTACTTTTGTTGGTCGTGACGAAGGTGATGTGGTTTACCCATTGAATGTGGGTACTTCAGGTGACCCGTGGTGGTGGTCTTTTTGGGGTGACAACATAAGGTTGTACCCAACTCCTTCATCTGGTGCGACAATAAATGTACGAGGTTATAAGGAAGCTGCGGCTTTTGGGGCTGGTTCAGGTGACAGTACTGAACCAACGACTTTACCCACTCCGTTTCATATTCTTGTAGCTACTTACGGCATTTCAAGAGCTTATGAACAGCAAGAAGACCCTCAGATGGCTTCACAATATATGGGTCTATTTTTATCAGAGTTGCAGAATCTTAGGGAACGGTATGAGGATATGCCAGCTCCGCAACCTGTGTTGTTAAACAGTCGGAACGCAAGTCGTTGGCGTTCCCAAGTTATTTTACCTAATCGGCTACGCTACTCTTGGGAGTAGCTGATGGCAGCAGCCGCACGTAAATCTAATTTTAAACTAACCGCTTTAGAGTCTTTTTCTGGCGGTCTTAACATGAGAGCCGATCAGTTCAATCTGGCTCCTAATGAGTCGCCAGATTTGTTGAACGTTATTGTTGACCCTAGGGGTGGTATTAAGCAACGTGATGGTGTGGATCGTTGGAATCTTACCCCTTTATCAGCGGATGTTAAAGGAATGTGGGCTTACCATTTGACTACGGGTACTACGACTTTATCTACAGCTAATGCAGTGGTAGTTAATTATGATACTAAGGTAGCTTACTCTCAGGGAGAGACAATAGATTCAGGTAATTTTACTGATATCACTGGGATGACTGCTAGAACTGCTGGTTCTAAAGTTTATGGCATGACAATGAATGACGTTATGTACGCTGTTTCATATGATAAGCCTTCTTTTAAATGGCCTGGTGGGGGAGCTGGTACTGCAACAGATTTAGGTACGACGTTTGATGGGACCACAGGCAACATGCCGCAAGGTAGATATATTGCCATGTGGAACAATTTTGCTTGGGTGGCTCACACATACGAATCGGGCACTGCTCATAGATCGAGGTTGCGTTGGTCTAAACAGAATGATCCTGAAATCTGGGAAGCTTCAGATTATGTTGACATTGATGTCGGTGAACATGGTGATTACATAACTGGTTTAGCTGCTTATGGTGACAGGCTTGTTGTGTTTAAATCAAACAGCACTTACGCAGTTTTCGGTTTCGATTCTGATTCTTTTGAAGTTGTTTTACAGTCAGCTTCAGTGGGCATGACCCCTGATTCGACACCAGCAGTTTCACCAGGAGGGGTTTATTTTTGGTCTGCTCAAGAAGGAATTTATTTATACAACGGGCAACAGTTCACTTATTTATTTACGAAACTGTTTCCTGGTATAACGCAAAACAAGTTCACTTTTGATACTGCACCTGAGTTGGCTTGGGGTGACAACAGGCTTTATTGTTCTGTTGATTGGACTGAAGGGGCTACGACTACACGCAGAACTCTTATGTTTGATCCAACTTTAAATGAAGGAAATGGAGCTTGGGTTCTATCAGATATTGATGCAGGTCCACTACTTTCATACCGTCCACCTAATCAACGTGCCCAAGTTTTAGGCGGTTGTGTAGCAAACACGGGGTCAGTTATTGATTTGGATGATGACTCTGACCGTATGACTGACAGATACACGGGTTCAACTGAAACTCACATAACTTCGTACTTTGTTACACCTTGGTTGGTGGGAAGCGATCCTATAACTAAGAAACGTTGGGGTAAACCAAGGTTTATTACGTTAGCTGATGAAACAATGACCATGAGTATTCAAGTTTATAAAGACTATGACAGGTCGGAAGTGGCTAAAACTATACCAATTACAGTAACTGGTCGGGCTTCTTCCTCTAAATGGGGTACATCCAAATGGAATGATTCTGACCCTGATTCTGCATATTACGCAGCTTGGGATGCTGTATCAGCTTCTTTAACAGCAGATGTTATACGTTTACCCACACTTGGGACAGCGCAGTCTATATCCATGAAGGTTAATGGTCCGACTACTAACAAACATTGGGAGATAAACGCTATGGCGTTTACATATAATCCGAGAAGGTTGCGTTAAATGGGCGCTCTTGCTGTCACTAATAGTTTCTCGGCAGGAACAACAATAGTTGCTGCCGACATGAATCAGAACTTTGATGATATTGAGGCATGGGTAGCAGCAACACCTACTTTGGGTGCTAGTGGAACCACTGTAAATGTAGCTGGTAATTTAACTGTAGATCAACTTACTGTTTTTACTGGATTATCTAAATTTCATAACAATATTGAATTACAAGGTGTAGATTCGTGGATTGGATTTGAAGGCGCATCCGCTGATGATTATGAAACTTTTTTAAAAGCAGCAGGACCAACGGCTGACAGGACTATAACATTGCCTGATGCGACTGGAACTGTAGCTTTAACTTCTGATATCACAGGCTCAGTCTGGGACGATCAGGACAATATAATCGCTAACTCGGTTTTCAATTAAATAAAGGAAAGGCAATATGGCAACATATTCAAAAGAATTACTGTCAGGTGGTACCAACGGTAAGAATATTAAAGTGGCAGCTACGGCTTCCGCTGGAACAACTATTCACACTGCCGTTGCAGGTACAACAGATTTAGAAGAAATCTGGTTGTACGCCTGTAACACGGATTCATCGGACAGGAAACTGACCATTGAATACGGTGGTACAACATCACCAGATGATCTGACAGAAGTTACTATTACAGCCGAAGCAGGCTGGGTTCTTGTATGCCCTGGTTTACTATTGCAAAATGGTGCCGTGGTTAAGGCTTTCGCTGCTGCTGCTAACGTAGTTAACGTCAATGGTTTTGTTAATAAAATAGACAAGTAGAGGTCCTTTAGTGTTTCGACAAGATAGGACTAACCCTAGTACTGCGGTTTCTACGTGGAAGGGTCGTAAGGATTTGCCGAAGGCTAATCCGTCTACGGCTGTTTCTGCGTGGATGAATGGCGGTTTGGCTGGTGGTGGTGCTTTTACTGCTTTCGGTGGGATGATTTCTCAGTATGAGGATTCTGGTACGACGTATCGTGTTCATGCTTTCAGGGGTTCTGGTTCGTTTGAGGTTTTGGCTGGTTCCGCTGACGTTGATTATTTGATAATCGGTGGCGGTGGCGGTGGAGGAAATGGTCATAGTTCAGGTTCATACTTTGGTGGAGGCGGCGGTGGAGGTGCTGGTGGTGTTTTAACCGCTTCAGGCGCAGTCACTGTTGATACTGCTTCAAGTCCTTACACTATTACTGTTGGTACAGGTGGTGCGGGTGCCGCAACAGGAAGTCCCGCTAATGGTACTGTTGGTGTCAATTCTTCCGCTTTAGGAATCACTGCTGGTGGTGGAGGTTATGGCGCAAGTAACGGTGCCGCTGGTGGCGCAGGTTCCGCTACAGACGGCAACGGTGGTGGCGGTGGCGCTGATCCAACTAGCACAGTAGGTGCTGGTGGTGCCGCTAATGGAAGCGGTTATGCAGGTGGCACAGGAGCCATGTTTAGCACTACTCACCCTTCGGGCGGTGGCGGTGGTGGTATGGGCGCTACAGGTAGTAATGCTTCTGGACAGGCTGGTGGTGCTGGCGGTAACGGCGTATCAGGCAAATATGGTATAACGGCTTCAACTCGCACATATGCTGGTGGCGGTGGCGGCGGAGCGACTACTACTGCTGGTACTGGTGGTACTGGTGGCGGTGCTCCTGGTATAGTAGCGAATGCAAGAACAGGTGATGGAGGTGTTCCTAATACTGGTGGCGGTGGTGGAGGTAATGCTGCTAACACTAATCCTGCTGGTAATGGTGGCGCTGGTATAGTTCTAATCAGATACGTGGTGGCTGCATAATGGCTGATCCAACGTACATAGTAGATGGTGTTTTAACTCAACCTGAGCCGTGGGTTTGCCTCCAGTCAACAACAACGGCTAATGATACAACCGCCACGATTACGTGGACTTCTTCCACTGGTCAGAACAACTGGTCGCAATATTTGGATCTTGTAGTATTTATATATTCTCAAAACACTTATGACGGGGCTAATTGGGGTGACGTAAAGATTCAACTTAATAATAATACGACCAATAACACTTACGGCAATCAAGACATGTCACAAATAACAACTGCTTCTGTTCTTGCTGCTTCTGCACAAAGCAGTTTTAGAAACAACTATTACATGGGTTACGGTCCCGCTAATGAAGGTGGGAGCAGTAACTATTTTGGGTGCATTGTTGGATACATCTATGATATTAACAGTGGGAAAGCAAAGACTTGCCTTTCTCAACATGGCGGTGCTTCTGTAGGGGCTTCTACAGGACAGACTGGTTACAGTTCTGTTGATGGGAATGTTATGTATAAACAAGATCCGATCACTGAAATAGATATTTTGGCTGGAGGGTTCTATTTCCGTACAGGTTCCCGATTCGATTTATATGGCGTTTTGCCAAAGATGGTGTAATTATGGCAATTATCGAAATAGTAAATCAAACATATTTAGAGGCAGCCCAATCAAGTGTAAGTTTTGGATCTATTCCTGCTACTTACACACATTTGAAAGCACACGTTTCTGCAAAAACAGATTCGACTAGCAGTAATCATTATGATGCTATGAAAGTTCGTTTTAATAGTGATGCGACTTCCAACTGGTACATATTCCAATTATATGGCACAGGTTCTACGCTAGGTTTCAGCAGTTATGTGTCTGGCAACGATGCTTTCTGGCCACCGTTGGCAACAAGTCAACGCCCTGAGGCTGAGTCTTTTGGTGTAACGGAAATACTAATACCTGATTACACTTCGACTGATAAATATAAGAGTGCGGCATCAACGACATATAATAATCAAACTCACACTGGTTCAGCGAGTGGCACCGTTTATTTATTGATGGCAGGTGGTATCTCAGGCACAGGTACAGGTGTAAGCGATAGTGCTATATCCACTGTTTCATTTACTCCTTACACGGGATCTAATTTTACTAGAGGATCAGTATTCACTTTATACGGATTGAAGAGTTCATAATGGCAGTTTGGAATGTTATAAATCACACAGATGTTGGTGGTAGTGGTGCCGCCAACTATGAACAGACAGGGTTTTCTACGAGTTACGATCATTTGTACGTTGTTGCGAATGTTAGAATAGATGATTCGGTAGCATCAGGAAATTTCCGCTACGTGTGGGTTCAATTAGGAACCAGTGGAAGTATAGATACAGGCAGTAATTACAATTATCGTTATGGCTACATCTCAGATGGTTCTGCTTCAGCCACAAGTTACAATAGTCCTGGCAATGCTGATAAAATTGTCACAAGTGCGGCTGCTTTAGATGGTGACACGGGGGGCGCTTTTTCAACTGTTGAAATGTGGATACCTAATTATGCGTACAGCGGAAAAAATAAACAGTTGATGTGGAAAGGTTGGCGACCTAATTTTAGCAACACTACCAATCATTTCTTTACTGGTTTTGGTTGTGGTTCATGGGCTAACACAGGTGTTATAAATTCAATCAAGTTAACTCCCTCATCTGGAACTTTTGAAGAACATTCTACTTTTACAGTATATGCGTTAGACGCAACCCCAAGTTAAGGAATAAATAATATGGCAGATAAACCAACAAAAATTGTTAATAACGAGGTAATCGAATTAACAGATGAAGAAATAGCAGAAATGGAAGCAATGCGTGAAGAAGCGGATCTTGATTTTACTCATATTCGTGGAACACGAAATTCTTTATTGACTGGTTCTGATTGGACACAAATAGCAGACGCAGCCCTAGGGGCGCACACTGCTGAGGAATGGGCGGCATACCGTCAAGAACTACGTGACCTACCTAGCAAACACAGCAAGGTGTCCGAAGTTGTTTGGCCTACGCCACCAGGATAATGACAGTTGTTTATAAGCCTTCTCACAAGTTTTTGGGACAGAACGCCAGAAGTATTGAGTACGAACTTAGGAAACTGTCCCAGAAGTTAAGTGACATGGACGATGAAGTTAGTGCAAATAGATTGAATATCTTTGGAAAGAGGAATTAAATGGGGATAAGACGGAATGCTTCTTCTTATGGTTCTGCCATAGGTGATCAGGCATTAACAGTATCTAGTACAGCTGTTGCTTGCACTGTGCCTACTGGCGCTGTTGCAGCGATGGTAACTAATGGCGCTGAAGCTATACGGGCACGTTGGGGTACACCAACTGCTTCTGTGGGTCACTATTTGAACCCATACAGTGTCATGGATTTGTACCAAGACGATTTGTCGGACGTGAAGTTTATCAGAGTCGGTTCTTCTGATTCGGATATTCAGATTACGTACTTTGGATAAGGAATTATATGACAGTACAGAGAATTTCTCAGAGGGTAGATCAGGTTTCCACGGGCGACATCTCGGATGTCAGTGCTGGAGTTGCTCTCAGTGGCGGTGGCAGCAGCGGAGCTGTTGTTCTAGATGTTGTTGTAGACACTGCCACTCTTGTAATTGCAGGACAGGTTTTTAACTAAAGGAATAAATTATGGCATATGGAGCTATTAGAGGTAAAACAGGCGGGAAAGACGTAGGTCAATGGAATCCGACGACTGAACAGTCGGCGGCTTTCGAGTCAGCTACTCAAGGTATGAGTCCCGCTCAGAAAGCACAGTTATCTAATTTGTTTAGAGGTGTTGCTGATCGTGAAGCTGGAGAGCTTGGTTCGAGTCAAAGAATGGGTGGTACGGGTAAATCTCCTGTGCAACCTGGAGACAAACCAGCACCTAGTCGTGTTCAACAAGGCGAAATGGGTGTTACTGGAGGCACAGGGGAAAGCCGTAGAGGTACTGTTGGCCAAGGGGAACAAGCGATTGTTGGAAATCTTGTAAGAGATTGGTTGCGTACACCAGAAGCTCAACGCTTTTTAGGTGGAGGTTCAAATCCTGTTATTGGTCAAGGTGAGATGGCTATGACTGGCGGTGGGGCACCAGCTTCATCTCCTGGTATAGGTCAAGGTGAGATGGCTATGATGCGAGGTATGACTCGTGGCGTTCCTGTACAACAAGGTGAGATGGGAATGACGGGAGGAACGGGAAGCGTTCCATTTTCACCTCCTAATTTTGGTCAAGGTGAAATGGGTATGACGGGAGGCATGGGGGTTAATCCACAAAGAGGACCTTATCCTCAAGGAGAAAATCTTGCTGATCAGCAACTGCAACGAGAGTTGGACCATCGAGCTGGTTTGATTGCTCATATTCAAGGTATGAGAGGACAACAAGCTCCTCAATATCCACCAATGAGTATGATGCAAGGACCTCAAGTAGGTGATTATCCACGAAGAGGAACACCGCCTGTTTCAATGCCGACTATGCCACCATCAGGCATAAATTCTCGAATGCCACAATTTCCACCATCAGGCATAAATTCTCGAATGCCATATTATCCAACAACAAATCGTGGTTGGCTTGGCGGTTACTAAATCATGCCAGATCCTGGTGTCATAAGAGACAATAAAACAAGGATTTCTACTAACACTCCTGCGAACAGAATCCAATCCAACCAGTTCACTGCTGGTCATGGAATGGCTCCTGGTCAAAATCAAAGAGGTAAAAGTTCTATTCCTGGTTTGAACAATAAAATTGTTCGTCCTAATGCTAACACTACTGCTGATAGAAATATGATGACTCAGGCACGTCGTCCTACGACAACTGGTGCAGGCACTCCTGGCACCCCTATGGGTGCTGATAGAGCGATGATGAACAGTGCCGCTGCTGGAGCGGCGGGTGGTTTAGGAGCTGTTGATTGGAGTGAAGTTCAAAGACGGATAGATGCTGCTGCTTCTGCTGACAGAAAGTTTATGCCTCAGGCACCTTCTTCAACGGGAAGCACTGCTTCTTCTTATAATATGAGTGCCCCTAATAACACTAATTTGTTTGGTTATGATCCTACTCCTGCTGCCCCTAAGGTGGATTCGGCTGACAGAAAATTCATGCCAGGTATTGATGGTGCTCCTAGTAGCTACGATTTAACTGTTCCTAGTAATCAGGGTTTGTTTGGTTATCAGGCACCTGTTGCGTCTGTTGGCGCTGATGTGACTAGCAGTTTTTATTCCCCTGGTGGAAAAAAATATGGCATTGATTCTCCGTTACCCACGATGGAAGAATACGCTGAAGCTCAAGCAGAAGCTCAAGCTAATAAAGCCGCTTATGAACAGACGTTTGATCCAGTAATTCTTGAAGAAGCTCTAACTGTGCAACCACCTCCTGTCATGCCCCCTATGGGTGGCATTCCAGACATGGGAGGCGATTATGGTGGTAATCCTCTTGGAGGTAATCCAGGTAATCTAAGTACATTCGATCCTTTTGCTAATGAAGAATTTTTACAGTTTCAAACCGATACGTTTGATTTAGAAAATCAAGAAGGAATGGTTGATGAATCTCGTGCTTTTTGGGATCAGGCTCAGGATCGTAAATGGGATGAAATGATGCGCCAGATTCCTGGTTTGTTTAATCAGCGTGGTATGGCTGATTCTGGTCTATTAAATCGTGCTAATGCGTTGTCTCTTGGTGACAGAGACTTTGAAACATCGGTGCGTGATTGGATGGACGAGAATCAGAGATCCGCTATTAACAGAGGTCAGATGGCTGCTGAACAAGGATTGATGCAATCACAGTTGCAAAACATGTTCGACATGTTTGGCAGTGGCGCTATTACTTCAATGAATCAGCCTACTATGAATCAGATGGATCCTATGGGTGTGTTTAATCAGACTGCTGATGCTATAGCTCAAGGTCCTAGAAATTATTATGGTACGAACCCAACGATGGATCAGTTAAATGCTTTTAATGCTGGTACTGCTGGGATGAGCGCAGATCAGAAGGATGCTGTATCTAGATGGTTTGCAGGTCAGGCAGGGGCGATCTGATGAGTGTTTATGATGAGATGCGTAATGATTGGGAGCAACGTCCTGTTGAGGTTATAAACCCTGAGGATTCTGCTTCCACACATGATGTTCAAAGTCGGTCAGTTATTCCTCAAAAGTACCGTCCGATTGATGCGGCAGCAGACTGGTTGTTTGATTATCAGCCAGCACCCGACACTATGGGTGGACAACTTTTAGGATTTGGTTCAGATCTTTTAGGTAATGCTGCCAAAACAATGAAAATGTTTAACCCATCAACTTGGGCAAACGCATTGTTATCTCCCCCAGATGAAAAAGTAGCGAGTGATGAGTGGCGTGATCAGATGGCTCAAGACATGCATTATGATCCTGCTACGGGCGCTTGGATTCCTTTCACGGATGAAGAACAGGTTTTATGGGATGAGGCTAAAGGTTTAGAAGGTGATGCTGCAATCGAGGTTTTAAACGAGTTGCAAGGAACTATGAATCCCACTTGGGAAGCTCCTGTATACACGGTGCCTTCTTTTGATGAAAAGTTTTCTGATTTTGATGAGCCTTTCAACAAGTATATGAGTCTGTTGGAAGGTATGACAGCTTCACCTGACACTACAGGAATTAACGAGTTGTTAGATTTAGCTATGGGTGAAGCTAACCGTCGTACTTCCGCAGCGGAAGATTGGGAATCTTCTGCGTTGGCTAACATTGAAGCTGATTCGGCTGCGTTGATGGAAAATCTTGGCATGTTAACAGAAGATTTTTGGAACGAATATGACATAATACGTGAACGTCAAGATGAGCGAATAGCTGGCAGTACCGAAACACGCAATGATCGTATAGATCAGGCTATTGAAAAGTACGATTTAGGTGAAGCCGCTGCGACTTTCTTAATTTCATCGACTAAAACAAGTGACATTTTAGAAGCTCAAGGAAATAGACAACAACAATATTCTGATCGTTTGAACCGTATGTACGCTGGTATGGATTTGGATCGTAAAATGGACGCTCTTAATTTATCACAGCAAGCTAAACGTGATGTCGCTAATCAAATGTTGGCTATGAAAGAAAACATAGCCGATTTCCAATACGATGCTCAACGTGAAAACATTCAACAAAGAATGAACGCTGAACAAAAAGCTGCTGCTCAGAACCGTGAACTGGCTATGAGCATAGGGGAATTGACTTACAACCAAGATGTGAACAGAGCAGGTGCGGAGCAAGAATATGAGGACAGTTGGGATAGAGCTATGGCTTGGTTAACTGGTCCTCAAACTGGTTGGGCTTTAGAAGGTATGGCTCCTGAGCAGGTTATGGCTCTCCCAGATGACACATTGAAAGCTATGGTTGAAGTTGCTTTAACTGCTATTGAATCTTCTGATGATCCTTTGATGATGACTGTAGGAGGGTATCCTTTGGAGGCTCCTAATACTTGGTCTGAATTTCAGAATTATGCTGCTGACCAAGGAAATTTGAGTCCTGAAGAAGTTGGTACACAACTTGGTCAGATGACAGGGACGGTTCAGGATGACTGGTTAGGGTAGTGGTTGCTAACAACCCTTTCGATCCTCGTACTAAGATGGCTAACTCGGTTGGTCAATCATTTTCTGGTCAAAGACCATCAAATGATTTTCTTTCTTTACTAGCACAAAACCCTAGATTTAGTGGCAACCGAAGTGCAGGTGTCGATTACGCTGATATAGCTGGTGAGCCTGAAAAATCTTGGTGGCAACACGCATTAACTCCAATAACTGAAGGTCCTATAGGTGCTGCTTTAAGCGCTTATGGAACAGCACATGCTGGAATAATGTCCACCCTGAAAGAAGGGGTTGACTTTTTACAAGGAGAAGGTTTTTCTGGTTCTGATTGGAAAGAACAAGTAGGTAGACGTTACGGTTTCGGTGATTTGTGGGCCGATGAAGGTGCCGATTTAGGTAAATGGGGTAACCGTGTTGTCGGTCTGATAGGCGATGTTGCTTTCGACCCGATGACGTACATGACTATGGGTTCAAGTGCGTTAGCTAAAATAGGTGCTAAAGAAGTTGCTGACCAGTTGATGAAAGCTGGTCATAAACAAGCCGCCACTCGTATAACTAAAAGCGGTTCTAAACTAGCGGCTGGCGGTAAGGCTTTACGTGACATCGGGTACGACGTTGGTTTAAGTTTTAATCTTCCTGGAACTGGTGTGATGGGTCGTGCTATGGGCATGGATAAAGTCATGGATGCTGTCACTGGTGGTCTTATATCCAGTAGACGCATGAAGGAATGGGCACCTGTATTTGCACGAACCGCTGGTGAAATGGTTACTAGCCCTGCGGCTCAAAAAAGACTTATCAACGATTTTAATAAAGCCGTGAGGTTGGGTCGCAATGATGCTCGTGAATTGTTAGAAACAACTGCCCGTGAGCTGGGTGAAGACTTAGGAGTAGACACTGTTCAGGTTGCTTTAGGAGGAACGCCTGTAACTGGGTTCGCTCGTGAGGCTCTTGAATCCACGGCTGATGATTTGTTGGATGTTGTTTCTCGTGCACAGACTTCTCGTGTGAATCTGTTTTGGAATAATGGCAAACCTTCTTATGGTTTGCCGTTCATGAAAGAGGGCGACAATAGAATTATTCAAGTTGTAGCGTCAGCTCCTGGTCGTGGTTTTAATTGGGCGGTTGGCACAAAAATAGGTCAACATTTTTCTAAACGTTTCACTGATAAAAAAGTTTTAACTGAATGGTTACAATCTGGGGATCCTTTAAAATATTTTGCTGCACGTTCGGTTGAGGAAGGTAGCGCTAAAGGGTACGCCAACAGGGGTAAATGGTTAGGTGACGTTGATCGGAAGCAAACAAAATTTTTTAATCTTATACATGAAGCTGGTTTCGATATTTCTGCTACTAAACCTGGTGCTGTTGGTGAGGCTTTAGGTCAAACCCCTACAGGAGCTATGAGCGCTCGTGCTAACAGTGCAAGAATTTTACAGGACGCTATGGAGGAACCTTGGCTTATGGCTGATGGTACTCAAAACCCTAATTTGTCTGAGTTTATTAACTTTGTTGAGGCTAACGGTAAGACTTTAGATCAGATTCAAGAGTTGCATGCCCAGTTGATTCTTTTCGAGGAGATGGGTGCATCTTGGGAACAGTTGGCTAAGAGTTCTGTGCGTGAAGGGCAAGCGGCTGGTGAACGTTATGTGACTAGGCGTATGACCCCTGAAGCGCATAAAGCTGCGAAACGGCAAAGATGGTATAAGGACAGGGATGTCGCTAATGCTGCTCGTGTGGGTGAAAGGATAGCTGACACGGCAGACGACACTGGGGTTCATGTTACTAATGCCGCTAAGAGAGACACTGCTTACGCAGTGAATGAACGTGTGTTTGAACCTGGTATGGATTTCACTTGGGGTGAAAAGAAAGTGCGTCAAGGGTTTGAAATTTTGGAACCTGGCACTGCTGGTCCAGCGGGACCAAGGACTTACACTCACGCTCCTTCAGTACGTAAGCAGATAGAGAATTTTATAGCTGATGTTGACCCTGTTTGGGCTAGAGAGAATACTTTCTTTGATACTGATTTGGCGAAACTAATTGATGGTTACAAGCAGGCTATGGGTCGTGAAATGATTTACATGACTATGACAAATCATTTAGCTGCTAAAGGTATTTTACTTGACAAAAATAAGGTAGGTGCTGTTAACGAGTTGTTGGATGACATGTTCAGGAACACTAAAGCGGCGCGTAAATCTCAGACAAAAATGGGAAAGCAAGCTGCAAAGAAAACAGAGTATGCAGAAGCTGCCGCAGCTCGTGCTAGAAACTTTTTAGATGACGCAGGTAAACATGATGTGACGGCAAAGAAATTGCAACAGCAGGCTGATGATCTTGGGGAGGGTTCTATTAGACAAACTGCTGATGACATCAATGAGCTTGATGCAAAGATAGCTCAAATGCAACGGTCTTTAATGAACATGGATGATGAAATGGATGTTGCTTTAGAGGTAGCTGCTACAGGCACTACTCGTACTGCTGGTCAAGCGACAACAGATCTTGAGGATCTGTTGGCTATGAGTTTTGGTGTCGAATCGGTGGCTCGGTTAAGCCGTTTGTTGGACAGTATAGGTTCAAGTATTCGTGCTGAAGCTGACATTGTGTCTGGTAAAACTGTGTTAGGTGCAGAGGATCTTACTAAAGCTGGTGCAAGAAAAGCAGTTCAGGTTCGTCAAGCTTACAAAAATATTTTAGAACAGGTGCAGATAGCTCAAGAGTTGTTGCAGGTTGTTAAAAATAAGGCTGTTCGTTTGGGTGGTTTAGATAAGAATGTGCAAGATTTAGAAGCTCTTATTACCGCTTTGGGCGGTAAGAGTTTCAGCGGGTTTGCTCGTAAAAATGCTGGACCCAAGTACATTCGTCACTATGTGGAACAAGTCGAAGAGGTAGGTAGGTTAGCTGACGAGTTGGAAGCTGCTATTACTTTCAATTCTGGTTGGCGAAGACCTTTAACTCCTGAAGATATTTTTAACCGCAAGTGGGCTAAAGAAACACAAGTGTGGTTGAGCAGAAACATTGATCTTGATGTGAGAAATGCACAACTCAACCAAAAATTAGGCACTGAGCCTTTGATTACTGGCAGTCCTTTGTACAAGAACATTATTGAAGCTGAAGCTGAACGTATAACTAAACATGCAGCGTTAGCTGATTTGTATAAGCAGTCTAACGATTTGACTCGTAAGGCTGCTCAAGCGATGAAAGCCGCTAACACGGCTCGTGTTAATGCTGCTCGTACAACAGGTGACACGGCTATGGGCATGCCCCGTCCTTACACTAAGCAAGGTACTCTTTTTCAATGGCAGGCTGAAGCGTTAGATTTGGAAGCGGCTCGTGCTACTGCTGAAGCAAAGTTTTTAACATTTGATGAAGCGGTTGAAAAAACTGGGGCGAAAGTTATAGCTTCGGAGTCTGCTAAAAAATGGAAAGGTCCTGTTAATAAGCAACAATTATTGAATCCTTTGGATGAAGTAATGATTGATGACATCAAACAGTTCCAAGATGCAGAAAACATGTTCGCTGATTTGTTGAAAGCTGAAGGACCTAACAGTCCTATTAAAGGGTTGATAGCAGGGTTCCAAGATGGGATGCTTCCTTTCGGTCCCGTGTACGCAGATAACAGTCGGATGATGGCTGCTATGGGTGGCACAGAAATAAATGAACAGCTCATAGAGATGATGTCTAAGACGGTTAACGCTGGTGAAAAAGAAGTAGGAAATTTTCTTAGAGTTTGGGATTCGATGACAGGGTATTTCAAAGCTCAGGCTGTGGCACGACCTGCTTTCATTCAACGTAACGGGTTGGGTGGTTTGTTTAACAATCTGATAGCAGGAATGGACATGTCTAATGCTGTGAGGTTCATCAAACTTCGAGGTCAAGCTATTAACGCAGGTTGGGAAGATGCGTTAAGAGAAGCAGGTTTAGCTGAAGATTTGGGAAGAGGTGCTACAGATTTTCTTCGGACAAAACCTGGCTATTTGAAGCAACGTGCCGCCGAGCTGGGGGCTAAGAAACTTAACCTTCAAGGCAAGAAACAGTTCAGGGATATTTCTAGGGTTTACGAATCGGGTGCTGTTGGTGCAGGTCAAGCGGCGGCTGAGGTTGCTCAGTCTTTCCGCATGTCTGGTGCTACTACATTTGACAGGTATGGTCGCCCTATGAGATGGAATCCTTTACGTCGTGACAACGTGTGGAACACTGCTATTCGTAATGGGAACATGGAAATGGAAGAAATTTTGCGTGGTTCTTTAGCTTTTGATTCTTTGAGAACAGGTATGAGTCCTGTTGAAGCAATAATGAGAGTCAACAAATACCATTTTAATTACTCTAAAGATGCTATGACTGATTGGGAACGAAAGTTCGCTGCGAGAGCATTACCGTTTTACACTTGGACACGTAACTCTGTGCCTTTGATGGCTACAGAAATGTTACGTCAACCTCGTTCTTTCTACCGTTACCTTCAAGTTAAACAAAACATTGAACTGGGAGTGGAAAAAGACAGAACGGTTCCTGCATGGTATGGCAAACGTTGGGGTATTGACCTCAGCGGGTTGATGGGTAACCCTAATCAGGGTGCTCGTTCGTTTGCTTTCCCTGATCTTCCTTTCATGGATCTTATAGAGTTCACTGACATGCCATCGAGAGACAGGCCGTTTGGTGGGTTGACGAGAATCGCTGAAAGTTTAGCACCTCAAGTTAAAACACCTATTGAGATGCTGACAGGTACATCTATGTTTAGAAACATTCCTATTAGTGATGAGTATATTAAACCTCCCGCAATCTTTTTTGACATGCCAGGGTTGATGCCTTTCTTGGATAAAATGCCTGGAAATCTTGTGGCTAAAAACACGAGAGGGAAATATGGGATTAGAGAAAGCACAGTTTATTCGTTGCAAAGCTTTATTCCTTACATCGCTCAAGTGAGAAGAATGCTTCCTAGAGAAGAACGTTATAAAGATAAAGTTCTTTCTTCGTGGTTGTCTTGGATATTACCCATCGGTTACAGGGGAGGGGCTACTGTAGTAAGAGATGTTGCAGGTGCACGTTATCGAAGAGTCAAGGATCGTGATTTGAATAAAGCCGAATGGCGATCTTTGGAAAGAATCAGATGAAGTTTGTTACACGAGAAGAATGGGGAGCTACAGCTCCTAAAAAACCTTGGACATGGATAACACCATCAAGGATAGAAGGAATAGTGATACATCACAGCGGTGTTGAAGGGGGACCCACAGGTAAAGACGCTGTTCGTGCCTTTGAGAGACACCACATGAACACTAGAGGCTGGTCTTCTATTGCTTACAACTGGCTTGTGGATGTGGATGGAACTATCTATGAGGGCAGAGCGCAAAGTTCTGTGGGTGGTGCCACTAAAGATTGGAACTTTAAAACTGAATCAATTTCGTACATCGGTTACGGTTTTGAACCGTTAACTTTGGAAGCCCAACAGGGTGTTAAAGAAGTTATCGAATATTTGCAACACAAATATGGGAACAGTTTGTGGATTAAAGGTCACAGAGATTTAGCTAACACCAGTTGCCCTGGTGATTGGTTGTACGACTGGGTTATGGCAGGCGCTAAAGAAGTAGCTGCTGCTGGTGGTGTCACTCAAGATGACACCAAACCTGTCGATTGGGAGGAACTTATCCGTTATCTACGCAACGTGGGTAAAGGATTAGCTAAGAAACCTTTGAAGCGTGGTTCTCGTGGCAAGAATGTTCTCGCCATACAGGATGCTTTGAAGAAAAGAGACATTGATCCTGGTCCTATTGATGGCATTTTTGGTTTCAAAACTAAGAAAGCTGTGCAAAAGTTCCAGTTAAATCAAGGGTTTCTTAAACCCAATGGTCGGGTTGATGAGCGTACATGGGACGCTCTGCTATTTAGGTAGGAGGTCATTTCGATGCCCAAAGGTAAAGGTTACGGAACGTTTGAAGAAACGTTTGGTTCACAAGACAAGCAGCCGTACAACAGTACGTCTTCTTTTAACATGTGGGATATGTCTCAGAAAGCTAAGAAAGCTGCTGCGTATCTTCGTAAAACTAATTTAGGGAACGCCGCTCAGGGCGGTCGCCCTTTCGGAAAGTAGGTTAAGATGCCTCACAAATTAGATGGTACTACTCCTAGTTTGAAAGCTGAGAGTGTTGTCGTGTCGAGTGTTACTCGACCCACTGCTAATCTTGGTACGTTATCTGGTGACGCTATGTTGCGTATGGCTAACGGTATGCGAGCTAAGTTCGACGAGAACGATTAGTGGCTAGAAAAAGACCTAAACGTCCACGCTACTAATGCCTCTTAAATCAGGATCATCTCAACAGGTGATCAGTCACAACATAGGCGTGCTAATCAACGAGGGTAAACCTCGTGATCAAGCTGCTGCGATAGCCTATGATAAAGCAAACAGATCTAAAAAAGGAAAAAAATAATGTCCGCTGTAAGTTCAGGAAATTGGGGAGACAGACTAGAAAGAGCAGGGGCCACGTTCGTGCAGTCCTTTCTTTCAGTATTTATAATAGGAGATATGTCTACTGCTAAGACCGCACTCATAGGTGCTGGTGCTTCTGTGTTAGCTATGGCGAAAGCTTGGGCTAAAGAGGTTTTAGATAAGCGTGCAGCCTGATGGCTGCCGCTGAGAATGATAACGATTGGGATCTATTCTTAGCGGAACACGCTGATGACATACAAACATCTATAACAGAAAACCTGGTTAAGAACGCTCACCTGTTCGACACGCATGACGGTAGTCATGCAGGCTGGTCTGATGGGGAGCTGGGTATTCTGATTGTTTTAACAGAGGAAGAGGTTGAAGCTTTAGCTTCAGAGGATTGGCGGCTTGAAGAAGGGTTCGCTAACCATCCTAGTAACAGAGAGTATTTCGGCAGGCTTATTCAAGACTTGGCGTTACGTGCTTTGGACGCTAAAGGACCTTACTAATCTCGTATCTTTCTGCGAGTTCAGGCATTTCTCTTAACAATATTTGGGCAAATATTGCTGCTACTGCGTCACGTCTACGTGCCACAGTTGTTTTTGGTATGCCCGTAAGACCTTCTACTTGACGCAATGACATACCCTCCCCGTATACCATCACCAGTACATCACGGTAATCTTCGGGTAGTTCCTCTAATGCTTTCTGCACGACGAAAGAAAAATCGGATTGGGTTTGAATTTCTTCAGCCGTTGGTAACGGATTTTCGTTCGGGGGTGTTTGCATCAACGCCGCTAGAGAATTTGACGGGAGGTTCGACATGGAAAGTCCTAACATACGAACAAGAAAAGTGGCGCTCATCGCCGTGGATTCCACGATCCACGAGTCCGATGGTACCGATACAACTTTCTGCATTCAAGAACCTAACGTCGTCCATACCTCCTCTGCTTTAATAGCATAGTACTCTTTCCCCTCTGGGAAGGTGCGGATCTCTGCACGATCTATGAAAGGTCGCAGCTTCTTAATAGGAAACATGAGCTGTCTTTCGTAAAAAGAATCGTATAAAAAAAGTTGAACGGGCATCAGGTTACGATCCCACCAGAGGAGAGCCTGCCATTTGTCTGGTTTCATGTGAATGATTTGTTTCTTCCCGAACCCTTGTACTTCAACCAGGTTGTTTGAAGTTAAATAATCGGGGGTGTATCTGATACGAGGAGGTAACTTCCACATCGCTAATGGTGGTCTGTTCAAACCATAACGTACAAAGTTGTGTTCCGACCATTCCTCAAATTTTCCTTCCGCTAAATCACCCATCTCATAAAATCTTTTATTGAAGGAACGATCAGAAAAGGTCATAGTTTGGTGGCCTCAATGTGGTGGACCTGGTTGTCGTCAGGGTAAGCGATACCATTCAAACCATCTAACGTTGCTTTAATAGCGTTATCTAAATCGAAACGCAATTTCGATTTTTCACAAGACAACTCTTCTATCTCTATGCACTGATGTTCAGTGGTGTACGTGATCCTCATAAGTACTGGTCCTTCAAACATCGGACCGTCATATGCTTCAGCTATCTTCGCTTCATATTCGAGAGTGTCTTTGGGTGTGTAGACCCGCCCTCTTCTTGTCATTCGAGGGCGACCCTTTGGTTTGGGTCTACCCTTAACGGTAAATGCGTGTTCTTGAGGCGACATCATCCTGCGCTTTCATAGCTAGGTTGCGTAACTGGGGTACCTGATCGTGGCGTGGTTTCCCATTCTGCCAAAACTTGTGTGTGAATCTGTTATCCATGTCTTCTAAACAACCTACCACCATATTCATGTCGTGTCCGTCACGGAAAGCTAGACACGCCCAACTGTACAGCCAGCCGTGTCTTCCTCTTCCTCTCCCTTGGTTCTCCGTGTAGGCACCTGCGGGTGGACCGTTCTCGTATTGTTTCTTCAAAGCACCACTCATCTTAGACGGTGCTGCTTTGTAAACGGGGTTTGGTATGTGAGGTTTAGGTTCTGTTTTCAGCAACGCTGACGCTTTGATGTCTGCGATCTTCGCACGTTTACCGTTTGCTTCTTGAAGGAAGTCTTCCAAAGGGAGTGGTTCTCCTTGTTCATTGACAACCACCTGACGATCAACTCTTGCACGTTTACCATGATACGGTAAACGAACAAAGTTTCCTGGTGGTCCTGTTAACCATTCGCTTTTAGGGAACGGTGAGTCTGTTGGTACTCCTGCCATTTCTTCTGCTGCTAACAGGCATCTTCTCATGTCTGTTGTTGAGCACCATGTGTCAGCAAACACCCATATGTGCGCCCCGCCTGATCGTGTACGTTCAACCCATGATGGTATTGATTGCACTTGAAGGATGTTGTGTATGGAGAAAGCGTATTCCATTACTTCATCTTCTGTGCCTTGGCCTGTGTGTGCGTCTGATTTTGCATCAATGTCGATGCAACCCCATGAGCAAACCCACAGTTCTTTACGCATGTCAGGGTAGGTGCGAACGATTTTACCGTTGCCTTCTTCCACCCATCCTCTTGGCCCTACGTGTTTGTTCGTCGGGTCGTAGATCATCGGGTATATACCTAATGGTATCTCCCCGTCTAGGTGCCGTCTGAAATGTGCGAGGGTCAGGTCTTCCCACACTGCGTGAGGGTTGTCTCCTGATTCTCCCCATGCGTGGGGGAACCCGTGGAATGTCATGTAGAACAGGGAGGTGAAATCATTCATCGTCTGGTCCCATCCGTAGCTGTATTCTCAGCTCCTCGTATGGGTCTACTAAAGCTCCTGAAGGTTTAATCTCCATCTTCAATGACACTTTCTTACCGTCGAACCTTTTGTTCTTAACTAATGCTACTCCAAAAAAGTTCTCTAACGTGGCACGTTCCTCCATGGACAGGGATGAATCTTCGTGTGGTCGCCACACTGTGATCATAAAGTGAGCTAAGTCTTCGCCACCGAATCTACCTGATTCGATACCTAAGGCTGCTCCTCTGTTGCCGCTACCTCGTGACGCTTGGTGCACCACTATGGTCACAGCTTCGTGTCTCATCCCTAAGGATTTGAGTGCCCCTATTTTAGCGGGGTCATCTCCCAGTTCAGGGTCGTCTAGTTGTGAGGCGAAATCCCAAACAAAAACGTCAGGGCCTTTACCATATTCTCGTGGTGTCCACGTTCCTAGGATGTGGTCCGCTATCTCTATAGGCCCTTCAACAGGGTGACCTTCTTTACGCATCTGCGCCCCATACTTGGAGAACGTGGCACGATCTATGATCCTCAGGTTTCTTAGATCTGTTTCCGATTGGTGACGTATAGCTCGAAGGATCTTCTCATCTCCTTTACGAGCCAAGTCGTACACCTCTCGTGGGTTCATGTTGAGTCTGATACTCAGGATACGTGACAGAACCATAAGGTCAGGTTCGTCAGGTGTCATCCATATGACAAGACTGTCAGGGTTTTTAGCGACAGCGTTTATGAGTAGAACTGTTTTACCTGTGTGTGCTTTGCCTGCTACGAGTAGCAGCTCACGGGGTTTAAGTCCTCCTCCTAATGCGTCGTCTATTTCGTGCACACCGAGAGACCATCGGGCGGTCTGATCGGTTGCATCTTCTATTAATCGTTCGGCTATATCAAGGCAGGTAGGCAACGTTAAGGTTGTAACAGATGAGGCTGACCCCTCAGGGAGATCAGAGGAGCCAGCCCTTGCCTGTTCAACACGAGCCTCAGCCTCTTGAGCGCTGAGTCTCGTTACCATATCAACTCACATACATTGCAGGTCGTGTGAACGACGCTGGTAGTGCATCAAAGTCTATGGCAAATTCGGCGTATTGAGCTAGTGCTTCAGCCCAGTCACCTTTCAAGTAGTCGGCTCTCTTTACCTTAGAGTGCGGGTAAGTCTTAGGGTTCTTTAGAACCGTGCCGTTAGGCAACTTACCTGCTTGTTTAACTGCCTGGTTGCAAAAGAAGTTAGAGTCTTTTGAACCGAAAGTAATACCACTCATGCGTTCAAATTCAATCGCTCCTGTGATTGTTTCAAACGCATCTTCACGTATCCACCCTCCCTTACTCTTGCTAGCTGGCGCTGAGGGCGGCGTAGAAGCCGTCTGAGGCGCTGCTGGAGCAGGAGGTGGGGTAGGTAGTGTCTGTGTCTCAGGGAACGCCTGTGCGACGGTCTGAGCACCCGCTGTGGCGTGAGTGTTTTCGTTTATGATCTGATGTAAGTCACCCCAGTTGGCACGAACATCCTCATAGGTAAATGCACCAGAGTTAACGAGTGCAGCCATGACTGTTGCAGTCGCAGAGTTACAGTTCTGCGCCACAATCAACTTGTCTTTATCCATATGTTTCTTTTCCTTTGCATAAGTGCCAGCAGGGTGCCCACTTCTCGGAGCACCACCAGCCAGCATCATTCAACGTCCAGACTTCCATGTCTGAACGTTCCACGAGACGACTCAACGCCTCGACTTTGCGCTTCAGGAACTCCCAGTCCTGAGGCGAACGATCTATTCTCATCTGCGACACACCTGACTTACCATGTACGACATAGAAAGTCATAGCGTGTTCTTCAAAATCTCTTTTCAATTCCCCCTTCATCTGATCAACAGCCCAAGAGTACACAGTGGACTGAACGTCCCACCTGTCGTACTGCCATTTGTCTCTCGTGTAATCCCTCTTAGGGAATTTCCAATCGACGATACCAAGGTTGCTATCTATCAGGTCGATCCGTCCCTCCATGTGAACGACCCTCTCATCATCTTCAAACAACAATTTTTTGAAAGGCAACTCGACGTGCATCGGTGTCAACCCGTTGTAAATCTCCTCATACCAGGCATCAAGTTTGCTGGTACCCATGCTCCTCATCTTGTCCACTGAACCGTAACTGTTCCACTTCTCAATAGCGGGAGACAGCTCTGTTAGTTCCTGCTCGAAGTAGTCGTGCAACAAATCGTAAGACTCTTCGCATCGTTCCACTGGGTAACAATGATCATAAGATTCAGGGTCGGCGGGAAGAAGAAGTCTTTCAACAGCGTTATGGCATGCTGTTCCAAGTACAGCCGCATCAGACTCAGGGTCTGACACTTCACCTGCCCATATTTTTCGTGCCCGTTCAGGACACATCTCAAAAGTTTTAAGATCAGATTGATGCCAAATGTGATGCCACTTGCCATCCATGTACGAATGGTTCTCGTTAATAATTCTATCTCCCTAGCTAGTAGCTAGCGGCACACCCTTTAAGGGGTGTGCCTCCTAGCTTTGCCTGCCTGCTAGCAGCCAGTATAACAAATAATTTATTTCAGTGGTGGATGGAGGTAGGAGGGTGAGCAAAGAAGAAAGGAGGGAAGACTTCACTCACCCTCCCGATGCTCAGTCTAACCACTCACCTACTTCGATGTCACGATGCCCTAGTTCGTGATCCGTGGCTGCTCTGAGAGCTGCTTCTTCTGTTGGTTGACCCATGTATGTGACAGGAGTTTTCTTCTTCAACTCCACTTCGTCATAGTCGCTGATGTACTCCAACCCTATGGTGTACCTGCCGACTAGGAAGCTTTCAACCCACACGTTGAAATGCCCACGGTCTGTCATCCTTGTATCTTCCAAGGCGTGTATCAAAGTTTTACGTTTACCTATACGAAGCTGGGAAGTGTACTCAATAGCTCCTCGTTTAGTTTTAAACATCAGCTTCTCATCCGCTAACCTCAACGGATGGCTGGGCTGGTCAATACACGCTCTTGCTAATTCGTACACGGCTAAAGACTTGTCAGTCTTCACGCCTCTGCGGAGTTTAGTTTGCTCCTGTGGGTGTGGTCGTGTCGCCTGCTCTATCAGTGTTGAAGATATGTGCATTACTTATCCTTTCCTGGTATGTGCAGCTTGGTTACATTCTCTGCTTCCTCTGCTCCTGTTACTTCAATGATCAACTGTTGCATATCTGTAAGGTATGAGTCGATCAAGTTCCTTATGTCATGCAACAAGTCGAGCACTCCTAGTACTGCCTTCGGGTTGATGGCAGAGTAGAAGTGTTCAACTGTTAACTCTTTATTGTCTTCACTCATCTGATTTTGTTATCTCCAATTTCACTACGTCAGCATTAACGATTTGATAATGCCCCGATACCACCTGCTCTCCAACGGAGAAAGGGATGATGCCTTTTATTAACACCTCATATTCAAGGTTCCATATCTCAGGTTCTTCAGAAGTCATGGTCCTCCCTTAACTTCATGTATTGTTCTCTAGTAAGTGTATCAAAATACACATCACTAAGTCTCACTTTACGGTCAGGTTTAGGTTCACGCTCAACACGCTTCGCATCCCTTCGCTTCTTAGCATCTAATGTGCCTGCCCCTCTACAAATATCACACCTGCAAAGGTTGTTACGATAAGCAGACAGACCATGCTTTATTTCTCCCATGTCTCTCCCGTCTTCGGATCTTCTATGTAATAAACAACAGCGCCATCAAGGGAACACTGTTTCTCATCCTCTAATTCCCAATCGACATGTTCGTGTGCATCTTCTAACACACAGTCATCAGGTATCTCGAACTCAATCTCTTTACTCGACTCGAATCTGATCCAAGCTTTAACTTTCCTCACTTCTCACCTCCTTTAATTTGTTTAACATTTTTTCTCTCCATAACAAAGCAAAGTGTTTACAATTAGCACAAGTCTTGTGAGTACACCCATCTAAAGGTGGTTGATACCTCGCACCGAAAGACCAAGCCATTGAATCAGCACTAACTAACTTATGAAAGTTAGCTTTATAACCGTCACCCTTAACACCAAACCCATGCAGTTTAAGAGGTTGAAGGCTCGTAATAATATGGGTGATTTCTTTTAAAGCATTGCGTCTACAAACAGAACCCAACCCAACGGTAGGTTCAGAAGAAAGATCAACCCCTGCTTTATCATACATTTCTACACACTTATGGTAATCGTCGTACTCCCATCCTTGCAGTACAGGTACAACAATCGTGCCGAGCAACTGTCTTAACTCTAAAAAGTTTTGAACAGTTAAGATTTGGTGTTCTTCTACTGTTAAGCCTGTACTTTTTATTGCAGTTGTTTCACACATCCAATCTTGCGGAGCTGCCCAATCTAAATTGCCTATCTCATCTACATATCTTTTAACTTTAGATGCGTAGTCTTTAGCAGATAGTTGCCAGCCTCCATACTGGTGTAGCTCAGTAAACCCTCCGCTGTCCAAAGACCAGTTGCATAGAGCTACTGGAAGTTTCTTCAGTCTGTCTAATCGTCTACGAGATATAAATAATGGTACGTCTGTGTCACGTAACCAATGTGGTTCGTGTGTACCTAAATAAAACGTCATACAACCTCCAACTTACCCATGGCCTTGTGCTTTCAACCTCAAAGCTGGGAGAACATACTCTTCCTCCCAAAGCGGATCACTTTGTACGACATCACCTAATACATTACGTACATAGGAATCGCCATACTCCCAAGACCCGAAGGTATACGGTGACTTCACAGCCACAAACCAACGAGCATTAGGATTATCCTGCTCCTTCTCCCGTGTTTGGTATGTCTTCAAGACTCTCGTCTCAAACTGTTTATGCACGTCTATGTACACGGCATAAGGTTCTTCCACATCACGGCATTTACCGAACTGATTAGCGCCCATCTATCATCCCTTTCTCTTCTCGTGCCCACTCGGACATCGACATCCTGCCTCTATTAGTGTGATTAATAGCGGCACTTAATGCAGCTGCTATCTCTTCACGTATGATTGTGCGTAGATCATTGATCCGCACATAGTTGTTATCAGGTTCTAACCCTTCAACTTGTACACGCAAGTCATCTATGGCATCAGTATTATCTGACACTTCCAGACTCACTCCCGCTATTTCATCTTGAACTGAGTCTTCTATATGAGAATAGAAAAACTCTCTCATGACTTCATCATCTACAAAGTTGTGCTCTATGGCTAACTCTTCAGCTAACCTTTCAGTGTCCAACTCCATAGAGACATTGAGTATCTCATCAATACAGATACTTACTTCTCCTTCTAGCTCCATTTCTTTTTACCTTTCTTGTGCGAAACGCACGTTGTTTATTCCATCAGGGCACATGCCACACTCGACACACGCCCCTTTACCAACACGATCAGGGACACGCTTCTCGCTCATCCCTGCTTCCATCGCATTAGATCTACGGGCAGTCCGTTCCTCATCGGACTCCCAAACTATTAAAGGAATCTTCCCCGTCAGCTCAGGGCATCGGGGTCCCTTACGTTCTCCTTCGAAGTGGCTCGCTACTTCTTCCGTCTCCTCCCATGTGTCACCACAGTACGCATATTTTATTAACCCTTTAGGGTCGAAATTTTTCACGGCTAATGCTGTGTTTATGTTGTCTCTGTCTACTGACAGGTAGATAACTAGGTTGGATGTCTTACCTCCGTGGTATTGCAAGAGCTGGTACACCAGACGGTGTGCTCTTGTGTACATGTAAACCTTCATGTCGGGGTAGTACCCTGCGACTGTGTTCCATGCTTCCAGCTCATCGAATGAGTCCAGCTCACCGTCCCAATGCGGACGGTAGATCCTGTCCTCTAGTGGGACATTGCGTTTGATCATCTCCACCTCAGCATCGTGTACGAGTCTGTCGAATAGTGGGACGAGATCACCCCAACGCTTCCCTTTTATGTGTCCCGTGTTGTGGGACAGCAGCGCATGCACATTCGGGTACACTTCAGAAGCTTGTGCGTAGCATCCCTCACAGAATGGAGTCCTCCACTTGCACTCAGATGCAAGAGTACCCATCGCATTCTTAACCACAACAGTAGCTTCTGTTGCATGCCCTTTCTTCTGATGCTGATACGGCGACAGCTTCCTGTTACCGCTCGGCTTCAGCTCCACTGGTGTGTGCACCTTGCCCAGGTGCACCACTTGTTCTGTCTTACTCATGTCTCCCCTTTCTAATATGAATACTTGTATGGGTACAAGCAACGATGACAAATAGGTTTACTCTCCCCATCCTCATCTTTCTTGTACATCACCCCATCGAAATGTTTCTTAGGGTTATATGACTTCTCGCAGAACCCGCACACCTTCCACCCGTACATCTTTCTGTACTTCTCCATCCCATCAGGATGGTTAAGGTCTATGAACTTAAGTTCTGGCATTAGCCTTCCATTCCTAAGTTGAATCTCCGTACAAAGTTTCTTTGGTCTTGGTGAAAATCTTTCACGCTGTCAACATAATGAACAGTCCATTTTCTAGGTTTAAGATGACTACCATCACCATTCCCTACACGAACTGCCAAATCCCATCCTCGCATTAACAGCATGTCATCACATAAATCGCAATGACCTTTCTCTATTTGAGTGTGGTCTTTTTCTAGTTTGTCTAAAGTTGCAGTAGCAAAATCTACTGCTCTTGGTTTGTCAGGCATTAGCCCTCCCTTTGTTCTTCCAACTGCACACTTAACAGGTAGTCAGCCTGCTCCTCATCTGCCCGCAACCGATCCCAACACTCAGGGCATGTGAACATTCCTGACCGCCAACCAATCACCACTTCACGTTGGTTAACTTCGGTCAGCTCAGGGAAAGCCTCCTCTAAACGAGCACCCTCCTCATATCTTTTAAGGTCACCATACAGAACGTTCATAGCTCCATGCTGTCTGCATGTAGCACAGTCCACCCATAAGATGACCTCCTTGTTGTCTAACTCAAGCATCTTCACCTCCTATAGTTTGTTTGCTTGTCGTTGCATATCCGTGAAGCTGGTGAACAAGTCGTCAGCCATACGGTCAACCTCCTCATCCTCAGCTCTACGGATAGCCTCTTCATACTGCTTCAAGAGTTGTGTCTGTCCTTGCAGACACGACTCGTCACAGTTAATAGGTGTGCCACACTGGGCACACACATCTATGTCTTGTGGGTCAGTCATATTTATTCCCTTCTTCTAGTTCATCCCAACCGATATATAAATGTCCCTCTGATTGAGGAAACATTTCTAGTAGTTCTTCTATTGTGTAGTTCTTGCCTACTTCTAGTTCGTTATTCATCTCTCACCTCCTTATATATACCACTTTATCACAACCGATCTACATAGATCAATTCAATCTCCCTCTACCCAACACCAATGGGTTAGGTAATCATCAACGTGTTGCCGCACGGCAAGACAAACCAACCACCAATGTTCAGCCGACTCCTTACGCTGATCCAACACAACATTCTCAATCATGCTGAACAAAGACTCGGCTTCTTCTCGCACCTGCTTCGAGTACCTAGCCTCCTCGACCAGCTCCTCATCAGACACACAGACACCCTTCATCCTGATAACAGGACGCTCATCGGGTAGTTCAGGTAATTTCCTACTCATTCTCATTCACCTCCTCCCTCCTTCTCCTCAACTCCAACCGCAACAACTCAATGTGCATTAGGTTCTCCTCCTTCGTACACAGACGAGGCTCAGGCACACCAAACAACACACCCTGCTCACTCATTTCTTCTCAACTCCTCCTCCAACGTGGGGAATATCGCAGACTCAATGCACACATACACCCCACCCGAATAGTAATCCTCCTCCATCTGCAAGCCGATACTCACAGCTCTCGCTTCTTCTAACCCATCAGCAACAGTCCAGAAATCCGCAGTGTCTGTCTTGTCCTCGTTCTCAAACGAGGCAACAACAACAAACAACCCGCTCGGATTGTCCTTCACCGCCTCCAACATCTCACTAACGTGCATCTCTTCTAACCTCCTTGTACGTAGTCCAACCATCAATCGCACCATCTTCTCGAATACAAGAAACAACCCAATCGATAGCAATCCAAACACTCACAACACCAACCAACATAAGAGCTGTATGTAAAAATAATAATTCCATAATTTCGTACTCCTTCTAGTACTTATAGTGCACTCCAGGAATAGCACTTTTAATTGATCTACATAGATCAGATAAACATGGGCAATAAAAAAGGGGCACGCTTTTGCGTGCCCCGATCTTATTTAATTTTTAACAGGTACTAAATCAGTAGCTAACTTGTTAACCGCTGCCATTATTACATTTTCGTGATCTACAAAAAGGTCACGATTATTAACAATAGTGGCAGTAGCTAAATTTAACATCTCCAATGTTCCCTCTACATCTGTAGCGGTTGCATTAGGTGTCGTACCATCATCGCTGGAACTTTCAACGCTAGGCGCTGGATCAGTTCCGTTGGTGATTACAGGTTCTAAAGAACCGTTAATTGCCTTGCGATGGTTTTTAGCATCTTCAGCAGTAGCTGTCGGATTAGAATTTATCCATTTAATAGTTTTAGCGTACTGACCTTTAGTATTTGCCAGCGATGCTAATTCTTTATAGATGGAAAAATTTATATCCATATTGCGATCTTCCACTTTAAAAGCGATCGCAGTATTGCGATATGCCTTGAGAGTAGTAGGCGCAATTCCGACATAAAGAGAAACCGCCTCAAAGGCTTTTGCCTCTGATGCTTTTTCCCCGTCTAATTGTTTCCAATGGATACCGACTTGTGGAACTAACGTTTTGAGGGCATCGCCCATTTTCCAGATTCCCTTACGAGAATCTGTAGCTAGTTTCGCAAGCTCGACACAATCTGCCTTAACGGGTAAAACCCGTTCTACCGATTTAGCTTTTTTATCTGTTGTCATTTCTTATCCTCATTTCTTTTTAGAAATAGAAAATTCAACGGAGAAAGCCGAGAGACTCTCTCAGCTAAATCCTCTATTTAGTTTTCAATATACGCTCGTGAGTCTTTGCCAGACGTTCAGCAATAACCCACTAAGTAAATCTTACACCCACTATTCCAGTTAGGTCAATACCAAACAAAAGATTTCAATGGATCTACATAGATCCGTTAAATAGTCCAGTTCTTTTTTAGATGTCCGATCGGAGAAAAATGTCTAGCCAGCTGGCTAACAGCTGGTGCCAGCTGGTGACAGCTGTTGGCAACTAGTGACAGCTGCAAGAACAGCTGTAAAAGTCCAGCCAGCTGGCTAACAGCTGCAAAAAGTACAAGCCCAATAATGAGAATGATTCTCAGTAAGAAGTTGGGTGGGAGGGGCAATGGGGTGGGGGGTTGGGCGGACACATATGTATAGATAAGCATCCCTAAATGCGTAATACTTTTTAACCTGGTTTCTTTTACGTACTATGAACGTGAGCTAGCTTGTTTCTAACGCTAGCTGCTAGTAGCTAGCGTTGAATCGCTTGGGGCGATTCAACTCGGAGATTAGCACTCCGTCGTCTATAGTGTACCGCAGTCCCATTCTAATTTTGGGACGTTCCTTAACTTTATTATGGAGGTTAATATGCCAAAAAATGGTGGCGGTAAAGGCTGGAGAGTAGACCCAGACACGGGTGAGAAACTCATGCCTGACATGTGGAAGAGTTTATTGGATTGGTTGTTGCAGGGTCCGCAACGTGACCCGAAACACCAGTACGAGTGGGCTGATTTAAACGGTGTACATGAGGATTCTTTGCGTCGTATTAAGCGTGATCCTAGGTTTATGAAGGAGTGGGATCGTCGTGCTGCTGAGTTGAATATTCACCCTGAGCGTACTCAGACTGTGATTGATGCTTTGTTTGCTCAGGCTGCTGATGGTGATGTGAAGGCTGCGTCTTTGTATTTGCAGTATATTGAGAAGTTTACGCCGAAGCGTCGTCTTGTTGTTGAGGATAAGGATGCGTCTAGTTTGTCTGATTTAGAGCTGGCTGAGGAGTTGGAGGCTTTGGTGGCCGAGTTTAAACCTGAGGAGGTTGCTGATGAGGCCGTGGAGTGATGTCCCCGAAGAGGCTATGGGAGAGTGGGTTGATCCCTTTGTCGATGAGGAAATCTTTTGTGGGTTGGAAACGCCTGAGGAATGTGAATCGTGCGGTTGAGCAAGTGGGAGAAGGCTTTGATCAGCGTGATCATAATGGGAAGCTTTTTGTGTATAGCA